CATCTACATAAATAAACAATAATAAGCCAACATATCTTTAGGAGACAAATAATGGCAACTGATATTCCATCATCAACAGTATTAACTTTCACTGACGGGTCAACCAGCACCGTTACGTACAGTTGGTCTGTTCACACATTAAAAACCAAAACAGAAGGTACTAATACCAATTCTGTAATTCATGCTCAGTGGAATCTAACTGCTACTGATCAACACGGAAATGAAGGCAGTTTCCGCGGAGCAACACCATTTACCAGCATTGGATCTCCAGATCCGTTCATTCAATTCAGTGATCTAGATGAAGATACTGTATTGAGTTGGGTTAAAGATATAGTAGTTGGCAGTTATGCCGAACACATCCAAGAGCAAATTTTTAAAGCCTTAGATGAAAAAGTTAATGCCACTGCTGAACCAACATTGCCATGGGCAAGTACATCTACAGTTGCTCCTCCTCCAGTTTGATAACTCAAGATATTAAATCTGGCCAATCCTAAAGTATAAGTATTGTTACCTATTTTGCAAAATAAGGAGAAAAAGGTATGAATGATCAAATGATCGAATTAAGTGTTGACATCAACACATTTAACATTATCATCCAAGGTTTGGATGAAATGCCTCACAAACTAAGCCGTCGTGTAATCGACGAACTAGCTCGTCAGGCACAACCACAAGTTCAACAACAAGGTGGCGCAATGGGCATGGCCCCAAATGCTGATGCTCCTCAAGGTCCATTGGGTAGCAAAGTTATCAACTAACTTGAAAATAAAAAGCCCCTTAACTGGGGCTTTTTTACGACTTAAAATAATTATAGCCTAATTCTCGATCAAATATTCGCCATACATAGACATCAAATGGCGCAATGATCATATTACCGCCTTGTCTTTTTAAATCTTCATAATTATTTTTGTAGTAATCGACGGCTGTTTGAAATTGGGGTGTGTTCTTTAAATAATAAGATGTTTTTTCTTTGGTTGTTTGCCAAAATTTGGTATCATAAGTAGACCCACCGTGATATATGAATCGATAAAACATAATCAATGATTCCATATCTTCTCTAGTGTATTTTATCAAGGCTTTTTTGGATACTTTGCCATTAATCATCAATAGATATCTCATGTTTAGGCTAGTGTAATATTCCATTGACATAGCTTCCATGGGTTCAAAGAACATAAATCTATTGCCATTTTTTAATATTCTACCATCTATCAAATTATCAGTGGCATAATAAGGATTGAATGCGTACTCTCTAAAATTAGTTTCTTCAGGATCTAATTGTAAAATATCACAAACGTCTTCAATAGCATCATTCTTAGATGTTATGTCGCTGTTGTACATATATCCCCACCCTTGTCTAGATTGAAGTGGGATGCCAAACATCCATCCATGTTTGTGTGCCCAATGATGTGTGTAGTTCCAATCTCCAGGCTTCTGTATAGCAGTGACCAGTGCGCTATTCAGCGGTAGATCAATCATGGTATACCCCTTATAGTCTTTGGGGAACCCACCGCAGTCAATAACATAATCGTATTGACTTATTTGATTATTGATGGAAACTTCAACAGATCGTTCAGTGTTTTTAAAATAATCCACAGTACCTTCATGAATAACAAATCTAGTAGGATACTTTTCTTTAAACCTCATGAAGGCAAAATCTTTAAGACGTGTATTATCAAAATGCAACGCATAGGCCTGGGGGATTAACCAACTATGAAAACTATGCTCACGCCAATTTGAATATTTGACACTGAATTTTACCGTGGCATCTAAATGATGACTGTCCCTAGCAATAATAAAATCTGTGCCTTTGAATAGAGCATTGGGCGCAAGAGTACTGGTTGCTTCACCAACCCCTAAGATTGGTATTTTTGGATCATGTACAGAATGTATTTCCCAATCGTCACCCAACCCTTCTAGCATTTGACTCAGTGTCAAAATACCAGCAGAGCCTACTCCAATTACTAACATTCTTTTTTTCATAGTTAATTATAAATTAAATTAAGTCCAAGAGCAATTCTAATTTGGCCTTGACCACTCGATTGTTGAGACTGTTTTTTACCCCCGAATGCAAGGGTTTGGGCCACGCACTGTAACTACACCAAGCATAGCTAGTATGTTCGTCATTTAGTACAGGAATAAACTCCTTTTCAACAATCAACACATAGGTATTGTATTGAAAATTATCATCGCTGGACACAAATAATTCTAACGGAACTATTTTTTTTATTTTAGGGGGTTTGCCCACTTCTTCCAATATTTCTCTATGTAGCGCATCAACAGCAGTGACATCGGTGGGTTCTTTTTTGCCACCAACTAGTCCCCAAGTACCAGATGTTTTACCTTGATTTCTTAACAGTAATAGAAACCTTTTGGTGTCCTCAGCAAGGAATAGTCCGCCACTACAAATAATTTGATTTAAAGGATTAACCGCCATGATGCCTTATCGTATACACCATCGTAACTCTTGCCCCACTCGGTGCCGTTCCACATGTATTGTATACCCGTATAAGCATTAGTTATGTATGTTACAGTAGTGCTGGCAGCAGAATTGAATATAACACTCCATGATGATCCATTCCACTGTATAATGTCATTGGCATGAGCAACAAATCCTGACCCATCACTGTTTAACCATGCTGACGGACCTATCACAGGCACAGAGTGTATATCCTCTAAAATTAGATATCTAGTGCCTGCTACTTTGACACTGGGGTTAAATGTATCTGGATTAATAACAGCATCCACTGAACCTCTTCCATCAATAATAGTATTTTCAGGTATGGTGGCTGCATCAAAATTTAATATCATCTTTGTTTCATCTGTTGGACTTAGAGTCATGAATGCCACAATTTCTAAACCGTTGGGTTTCTTTAATCTTAGTTGACTCAACCCTGCTGTAAATTTTCCTGGATACAAGCCTAATACTGCGTTCCAAGAAATTGGCGGCTGATTGGCATTTATATCTAAATTAGTAAATGTGTTGGCCTGCAAAGTAGCAACACCATCTAAAACCAGCAAGTTGTAATCAGTTGGTGTAACGACCACACTGACATCTGGGGTGCCAAATATTTGAGCACCATAACCTGCTTCTAGTCCAGATATCAATCCCTGTGTATCATCAAATACATTGGAAATAATTTGTGTAACAATGTTTAGTTGTGTGACATTGGCTGGGGGTGAAATCCATATAGGGCTTTCAAAAACCAATGATGATATATCAATATCTTGTTCCAGTCCTTGAGGAATTTGTCTGCTGGACCAATTACCTTGATCAGTCAATGTTAACGTGATAAGACTGGTCCAGTCCACATAGTTATCGGTAGTTTGTAAATTTAAACTAGGATTGAACACCATGGCAATTTGTTCAATTATTTGAAATTTTTGATCAGTATTACTGGTCCAGATATCTGCGGCAAAAGTTACCTTATAGGGACTGGGCATGATTCTTTCCACAGTGTAATTATTACCCTGTGTGTTTAGCAAATTCCCATTGGCATCAATAGCACGTTGTTGCAGATTGACTGTACTGACAAATGTTGGATCCTGTAGTCTAGTGCGATCATACTTCATATCCTTGATGTAGCAGGCAATCAAAGGTGCGCTGGGCACTGTATTTTCACTGTTCTTTCTCAGTATTTGACCCACTTGTCTACTTAGGTCGCCGTAACGTACTGGTACCTGTGTAATTTTACCTGTGGCATCTTTATAACTGAAATTACTCATCAGTCGAATAAATTGAGTGATATATCGGCGCAGTTGGCCATCATAAAAATATTGAATAATATTACAACGGCGTTAAGCCGTAGCCTCCTTTAAATTTATAGATATACATATTTTTAGAGATCCGCTTTAGGTTTTAATACTTTACTCAATGGTTGACGTTGTGGATATGTTAATCCATCATTCAGTGTTATAGTAGCAGTATTATTAATGAATCCAGTTTTTTCTGTTAGTCTAACTTGTTGTCCAGCAAACACTGTACCTGGCGCAACATCACTGCTACTGAAATTATTCATGGTCATTCTAACATCTTTTTGCCATTGTATCCAATGTTTACCATCAAATCTATAAAGTACATTTGGCAAATAGTCTGTTCTTAAAAAGAATTGACCTACCACTGCTCCGCCTGGAAATTCAATACCAGCGCTAAATGGTGCGCCATCAGGAGGTTGAGTACCACCTCCGTTGGGATAAGAAACATATTCAATCTTGCTGGGACTATGTAGCACAATACTGGCATCATAGGCAGGTTGTTCAATACTAGCATCTTGATCCATTGTTGATGCGTCGGCAACGTCTAATAGCCCAGCATCTGTAAGAGGTACGATGTACAAAGGGGTAGTGTCAAATCCACTTTGTGGCGCATCCAGTGTTGCTTGGGCGATAATTTGATTATTAATATCAACACTTTGTTGATATGTACTCAGTAGGTCTCGCAATGTGCTGCCGTCTCCATTACCAGCATCTTGATCAAAGATTTGTTTGTATTCTTGACTATCTACTAGAGGTACACATTTAGCACGTAGTAAGTGCGGGTACCATGTAGGGCTATATCCAGCCGCTGGACGAGTAACGTCTTGAACAACATAAAAT